AATTCATTCAAAGGACCTGACTATAATTTAAATGATGTTGCAAATGCAGTAGATAGAGAACCTCTATTTAGAAGATCCGTAGCTAAGTTACGCACATTGATTCTTAAGAATAACTTTGAATGGGTAGGACAGAATCCTAATGCTGTAGGATATATCAAACAACGTTTCAAACAAATGGCTATGGTATCGGGTATACCAACAGAACAACTAATTAAAGATATAGTTGAACAACTCGTGACGTACTCTAATGCTTACTTAGTTAAAGTTAGAAAGAAAGAAGCTTCTGGAGGCATGTTCCGAACTACATTTGATGGAAAACAACTTGATCCTGTTGCTGCGTACTATCCTATGTGTGCTACTACAATAGAAATAGATAAGGATGAGCACGGTAAAGTAATGAAATACATGCAGGTTGTGCCTGGATATCCTAAATCAAAATGGCCTAAGTTTAATCCAGAAGATGTCATACATTTTCATAAAGATAGAAAGGTAGGTCTTAGTACTGGAACCCCATATGTTATATCTGTACTAGATGATATACGTGCACTTAGAGGTATGGAAGAACATGTTGAGAGATTAGTATACCAACATGCTGTGCCTCTATATCAGTATATAGTAGGCGATGAGGCTGACAGAGCAGATCCAGAAGAACTAGAAGAACTACAATATGCAATTGATAATATGCCCTTTAATGGTGCCTTAGTAACTCCAGAGAGACACAAGATAGTAGTAGTAGGAGCTGAAGGCGAAGCATTAGATGCAGAGAAATATCTTGACTATTTCATGAGAAGAGTTCGCGGTGGACTCCATCTTTCTAGTGTAGACTGGGGAGAAGGAGATTCTTCATCAAGAGGAACCTCTCTTACTATGTCTCAAGATACTCGCGATACAGTCGAAGAGTTTCAAGATGTAATAAAGATGTTTGTTAATGAATTTATATTAGAAGAACTACTTGCTGAGGGAGGATTTGCTTATGATGAGTATAACTCCACAAACAAAGTAACTATGTTTATTCCAGCTATCGATATAGATGAAAAGATTAAAGGTGAAAATCATCACTTACTTATGTATCAGAGTGACGGAATCACACATGAAGAGTTTAGACTCGCTGTAGGTAGAGAACCATTTGCAGAAGGACAAAAGAAAGATACCTTCCTACATAATGTTACGATGCCTACTCTAGCATTTAAAGGTTCTTTAACTCAAAATGGAAGTACACAAAATAAGGACATGCCAAGTAATCAGCATGGTACACAACTTAGTTCTCCAAGAATATCTCAAGATGAACATCAACTAGAAGATCAACTAGAAGATACATTTGGAACTCCTATATTAGGAGCATTGGGTATGAAGCATTCGGCTAATATATTAAATACCCACTGGCAAACTATGAGATCAGACTTTGTTACTATTATGGGTAAACCAGATGAAAAGTTAGATAGCCTATTTATAGATGGAGTACAGAATAAATTTGTAGATGATTCTATAGGTGTGCTAACTCCGATCCTAACTAACGCATATATACAAGGAGTACAAAGTGCTACAGTTGAGGATACCGCTATCAATCATGATCAAGCTGCTCAGATGCATGGTGATGTACAAACATCGTTACTAATGACAAGAAGTGCTCTTCAGAAACTTGCTAGAACTGTCACAAAGAAAATAAATAAAAAAAATCTAGAGGATTCATTAGATGCAGAAACAGTATCAGCAATTATGGATACTTATAACCATAGAATAGATATGAATGTATCTACTGCACTCATGCGAGACTATAACTTTGGAAGAGCTAGAATGTTCCAAGCTCAAGGTCATCAAGAACTTGTGGTACCTGCTTGTCCTAGTTGTATTAAACCAATGAGAACGTTTCCTCTAACTGATAATATTAGTCCATTAGATATCCCACCTGGCAGTAGCCATCCAAACTGTAACTGTTTGGTAACAATCCCCGGAGGACAATAAATATTTTCGTACCCTATATTTAAAAATGGGGCTATGTCATGTTATAACACACAACAGTTAATGGAGTTATATAGATGAATGGTCCAAAGGTCGCAGTACTAGGCGACATAATGTTAGACCGATACTTTGAAGCAGATGTAAAACAGTCTCCGGAACACGATGGCGAATGCATTGTTAATCCGAAACTGATAAGACAGGTACCCGGAGGAGCAGGAAACGTAGCAACGTGTCTTGCTAATATGGGAATACCTACAGTAATACTAGGACCAAATGGCAGTAATATTGTAAAAGAAATTTTTAGTCATACTAAAAATCTATTAGATAAAACTTTCGTAGTTCCTGGTACTTTATGTCAGAAAGATAGATATCTACATAAAGGTAAAACTCTCACAAGAATAGATATAGATCCAAATTCCATTATGGACTATACATTAGATATTCCCGATAGTTGTGAAGTACTTATTACCAGTGACTATAATAAGGGAAATATAAGTGAACCAATTCTTAAAGAGTTAAAAGGTAAGTTTCGTACTTGGATTGCTGACCCTAAGAAGATTTTCTTTGATGCGTACAAGACGGAAGAAATAATTGTTAAACCCAATTCTGTAGAAGCCTTAGATTTAACATCGACTAATAATACATTAGATGCTATAACTAAGTTAGCAGAGTGGACCCCAGGTCGAGTAGTAGTAACTAATGGATCAGATCCTATTCATTTTGAAGATAGAAGCGGAATGCCATTAGGCTACATGGGAATAAGCCCTCATAGACCAAAAACTGTGATTGGGGCTGGAGATGTCATGACTGCTGTACTTGCAGCAGGTGCAATAGAAGGATGGGAATTAAGAAAGAGTCTTGAAGCAGCTATATTAGCATGTATAAAGATGATGTCACAAGTTCCCGGTAACACAATTGACAAGGAAAGTTGGAATCACATAGTCACAGAGGTGACAAAGAATTGAAATTTGTAAATGTAAATCCCGTTAAAGTCCAAATAATGGATACTCTCAAAGATAAGGATGCATCTGATATCCAAGCTTTGAATGTCCGATTGGCAGCAACTCATCTGGGATACGTTAATGAGAACAAGTTTCGATACGTAGACGGCGAAGCTACCGATAATAGTCTGAAGTCTTGGATTAAACCATTCGGTAAGCCAGTTGTGACATTTCACAACGACCAAGAAGATCCTCTAGGTAGGGTCTACGATGCTAGACGTGAAGAATTCCAACTTCAAGATGGTGAAGAAGGAGAAAATCGTCCAACTGGTATTGTTGTCTTAGATGTTCTCATCACAGATCAGGATGCTATTAAGAAAGTAATAGACGGTACATACTTAACCGTTTCTACATCTTGCTCTAGCAAACATATTGAATGCTCAATTTGCGGTTCTAATGTTGCTATCAAAGATGAAAAGTGCGATCATGAAAAAGGTAAAACTTATGAAGATCAACTTTGTGTATGGAATGTAGGAGAAAGAAAGTATTCAGAAGTATCATTTGTAAATACCCCTGCAGATCAAAGCGATGCACATTTCGCTGGAGTTATTTCTATAGGTGACGATGCAAATGGAGAACAAGAGGAAGTAATTCTTATTACAGATTCTACTGAACTGACAGCAGAAGTTGCAGCAGTATCACTAAAAGTAGAAGATAAGATAGAAACTAAAGAAGAAGATTTAGATGTTACCGATTGGACACAACATGATTTTAAATTAGCCAAGCATGTTGCTGAACAAATGAAGGAAAAACTTGGAGACAAGTTTTATGAAGGTGACGATGTTAAAGTATTTTGTGGTCCCCACTCAGAGAAGAAACCCACGTTTCCTCTTTCAGATATGGTTCACATTGAATCAGCTCTAGAAATTCTCGATGCTTACAATGGTAGAGGATCTAAAGCAAAGCTCTCTTCAGTAATATTACAGAAGAAAGTCGTATTCGAGTCTGCAGAAGATAACCAAGATTTAACACTAACTGAAAAAATTAAGGATCTTGAGAAGGAAGTAGAGACACTTAAGGATGGAATGTCAGATGAAAAAGTATTGGAACATGCTGCAGTCATAACAAAACTAGAAGACGTACAGAAAGAAATAGAAGATAAATCGGATATCATAAGTAAACTGCAGACTCAAGTAGATGCTCTAAAGGCTCAACTTGATGATCAAGTAGATGAAAGTGAAATCATGAAATCAATGACTGATGAAAACATTGGTCTATATCGACTAGTTCAACGTCTAAGAGCTACACTTCTAGTTGATCTACAAATAAGAGTTGGACAATTGTCTGACCTTATCAAATCCGAGAACTTCTCTGATGCAAGACTGGACGCTATTAATACGGTAATTACTGATATGAACGGACATCAGATTGTTAGTACATATGATGCACTGAACACTGATACACAGTTCGGTACACATCAGAAGCCGAATAAGCCAACTGAAAATGCAGATAATCCTGTACTGGATACCGATCCAGCTAAGAAAATCAGTGACTCTAAGAATATTGAAAGTGGACCGGAAACCATAAAGAGATTATTCCAAAAGAAAAAGACCCAATAATTTGGGCACTAGGAGTGTGAATTTAAATTGTCAGATCTAGTTTTTTTAAATCAAAGTAATCACAAACGTCCTCAAAGAAGTAACCCATCTAAGTACAGCACTTCACCAATTCGTAGAGAATTAGAACAAGGTGGAGACGGCGGTATGCGTCCTGTTGGCGCATTTTATCCTTGGAAGTCCCTTCCCGTTCAATGGCAAGATGTTGAGACTGACGATTGGATTGTTATTACTAAGGGTACAATCGTAAGTCTTATAACTAATCAAGTAACTACAACTGCTGGTACTGGTATCTCTGGTGGTCTTCCAGATATTGAAGCTTCAGGTAGCATTCCTGTATTCGATGACGAGACAGTATCTGGTGCAACTTATACTGCACTAAATATTGATACTAGTTACTGGGGTTATCACGAAACTGCAGCAGGTCTTTTAATTCCTGCTAATGGCGGATCAGCAGTAAGATATGAATATGCTGCAGACGATGTTACTGCAGCCGTTGTTCATCCAGATACAGATCTTACAATTGTAACTGCTGCTGAATTTGCTGACACACCAAAGAATACTCCAGTTGGAGTAGTCTTCATGGATGTTATGCAAGATATTCGTGGTAAGAGTCTTAACTATAATCTATATGCAAGTCAGTATGGTGTACTTTCAGATGGTCTGATTGTTCTACCTTATATCGATTATGGTGATACTACACCACAAACTACATCAACATTTGCCGCAACTAAAGTTCTAGGAGCAAATAGCGCATTTGATGCTGTTACTGCTGATGTAGGATACAATGCCGTATACAAGAAGCATTCGTTTTTCTATTTTGATAGTGCTGCAGATCCTTCTGTTGGAGCAAGAGCAGGTAGTTTACTACAATCTGATGCTTATGGTAAGTTTGTTGGACAAGGAACAGGAGAATCTCAGTCAGTTACAGTAGCAAGAGATCAGCAAACCGTTGGTCGTTTGCTTTACACGGATGCACGTTATCCTAAAGATCAATTACAAGCAGTAGATACTTATCCAGGTTCTGGACTACAAGGAACAGAAACTAATGGTATCCCTGCATTTATTTATAATTTCGCGGTAGATGCTCTGACTGGAATGAGTCTAGCTACTACTTCAAGACACGTTCTTGAAATGGTAAAAAGTGGTGCAATCGGTGCTGCTTATATTCAATTGGACGTATCTTAAGATACAAAGGGATGGTACAGGATATTTCTTGTACCATCCATAAGGAGGCTGTTTAACCTTGAGAATTAGAGATTTAAAGTTGCCTGACGGGACTACAATGAGTCCGGAAGACGTGCAACATGTGGAACATCTACACTCAGCCTTTGTCAACAATGGTGTAGCATACGATGAGGAAAATGACTCATTCGTAACAATGAACTTAAAAGATGCGCTCACAACAGGAGAAGTAAATAGATTTATTCCTACTGTTGTAACCACTATTGTGAGAGAGGCTCTAGAACCCGCTGCTGTT